ATAAGGACAGTGACTACCGTAAAAGGTTCGGCAGGTCTGCATTTGCATAGGTAGGTGATTTTATGGCTAATTTTGATTTTGATAAATTTAACGGTACTCTTATTTATATTGGTAAAGTAGTAAACGCAAGTGAAGTTGATTATGCACCATTCCCACACAACTTGATGGCTAAGGAATCATATCAATCAACACCACTACAAAGAACTGAACTAAAAGCCTATAGAGATACCAAGAATAAGTTACATAGAGTCACCTCACCAAACTATAAGTCTAAAATAGTGTTTCAGACAATACCACTTCACCTAAAACAACTAAAGTCAATCAGGAAAACACTTAACAATGCTTTTATCCACAAGCAACAAAGAAAGCTATATGTAATGTATTGGGATGAAGAATTAATGAAGTATCGTAAGATGGTTTGTTATATGCCTGATATTACATACACAACAAAAGTTATTAAGGGTACAGATATAGAGTACAAGGCTCTTGAACTTACCTTTATTGAGTATTGAGGTGATGTGATGATTACAGTAGATAGCAAAATCAAGGACCATATTATTAATGACCTTGTGGAAAATACAGTTGAAATTCTTTTTCCTAATAACTCAGATATAGCAACCATCACAATGGATAATATTGTTGAAGAAAGTATGACCCTCAAACAGTCAATATGCAGTGAAAGTACATTGAAGTTTGGGGGTTGCATAGCCTCTGAGTTCAATATTTCAGTTTGTGATACTGATGACAGAACTTTTGGCAACAACATAAAGGGTAAATGGATATATGTTAGACTAACTCAAAGTTATCTAGGTGACTATATCTATCCGTCAAGTACTCTGTATCCATCAGCTAAAATCTATCCCGGTAGGCAGGTACAAGAAAAAACATGGAATTTGTTCTGTGGCTATGTTGATAAATTTCAGCGTGATGGAGATGATAAACACATTTATAAACTTACTGCATATGACTATATGGCAAAGCTGAACCAAAAAGATGGAACAAAAAGTTTATTTGAAGAATGGCAGCATGCTACATTCAGACCACTAGGAACTGTAATGTCTGACTTTATTAACTTAACTTATCATCCATCAGTAAGTGAAACATCAGGTATTTTAACAAACACTTTTAGTACCAATGGAGTTAATTACAAAATATATAATTTTAAAACTAGGAATGGTCATTGGTTATTGGATAAGAACAATCTAGTAACATCCGGTAGCGTACTAAGGGATTGTTGTGAAATGATAGGTGTATTTGGTTTTATATCTCCTTTTTCTGATGCATTAGAGAAGAAAGGAGATACTGTAAAAGGCAATTTTGGGTTGGTTTATATATCACCTACAGACTCACCTGAAGTATATGACTTTTATGAGGATTTAAGCTATGAGGATTACATAGTAAAGGGCTATACTGATTTTAAATGGAAGTATGGTGGAAATCTTGACGGAAAGACAACCGAAAAAGAAACTACATTTAGACCGGGCAATACGGAAATACCGGACAATGAAACAAAAGCATATGACTTAACGAAAAATGTAATTTGTTGGCAGAATGAAGATATGAATACATCTAATTGGCATATACTTAATGACTTGTACAATTACAAGAATAATAAGGGTGACCCTAGTGACATTACAAAAAGGTTCTATAACTGTAGTTACACCCCATTTACTGCCACAACAGATGGCAGACCTTGGGTACAGGTTGGGGACAATGTACAGTTTAATGTGTATGAAACTGATGTAAACGGTGCTCCATTATACGAAAACGGTAAACAGAAAATGACAGTAGTTAGCAGTGTTATCCTGTCAAGAACCCTTAGTGGAATTCAAGCTTTGACAGATACACTAGAGGCGAAAGGAGAATTATAATGAACTATAAAAAAGTAGGTTGGGAAGATAGCCCATCATCAAACACACCGATTTTATCGGCAAGTTTGAATCAGATGGATGACGGTATTGAAAAAGCAAACAAGGGCATAGTCTTTAGCTACTCTGCAACCTTCACTTCTGATGGTGTGCTAAAGAACACAACATCAACGGAAGCATTGGGTCCAGGTAGTTTTGCGACAAGTCAGACAGATATTGTAACAGTATTTGTTGCAGATAACGTTACAAAAATTAATAATGGTGCTTTTAGTAATTGTACCTCACTAAAGACTATTTATATTGATAACACAGTTGGCAATGTGGATATTGTAAGTGGTGCAGTACCATCAGGTGTAAGTATTGTTTACTCAAATGATGATAACTTCATCAATGTAAATGAACTATTAGCACGTGCTATTAAGT